TGGACTATCGTACCAATAAGCCATATTGACCCTTCGTTTTCTTTCGAGTTTTCCAAAGCGGGTTCTACCGTTGACATTACCCATTCTTTAATCTCTCTCCTTCTTTCTGGTGTTTTTGTATTTAATTCTGATTCAAAGTCATCAAGAATAATATTTGTATATCTTAATCCTAATTGAGAACGTCCACGCAATCTTTGTGACGTACCTTTCGCAATAATTCTATCTCCTCTTGCTGTGGTAAACTCTTTTTCTGTCCATTTACTACCTTTTAAATCACCAAAATAATATTGTAATGCAGGATTTATATCTATATGATTTTGTATATATTTAATATGGTCAATTGCCTGAGATTGTTCTTCTGATACCCATGCAATAAATTGTTTTTTTTCTGGAGGAGCAAAATACAATTGATGTAGCAAAGCAGTCTTAGCTAATGTTGACTTCGCATGACCTCTAGGTAATATAATACAAACACGTTTATCTTTTCCTAAAAGAATATTACTCAACTCGTATTGATAAGGAGCAGGAGTTGATTTCATAAAATCTTCAGGTAAAAACATTTGACCAAAAGTAACAATATCTTTTTTTGCTAATTCTAATGCTTTTTCTTTAGCAGATAGGTCAGGAGGTACTATATTAAAATTTTCTGGCTTCTTCGTATTCTTTTTCATATACCCTATCCATCATTACTAATGTTTTAGGTGAAAGCCAATCACCGTCTGGAACTTCTGTAAACATACTAGAACTTTGCCATAGTAAAGGTCCAGCTACATATATCCAACACTTTTCTTTTTCTCCTGTTTCATCTAAGATAATATTAGCTGTGGTTCTTATATATAAACCATCTTTAGTAGATTCATACATATCATAGATTATTAATTCTTCATCTGTAACACTTATTAACTCTACAATTGCACCTGAACCATTTTTATTTTTTATAAGAGCAGGAAAAGATTTTGTTCCTGGAAATACTAAACTAAAACCCTCTACCTTTCCAGTATCTTCAAATCCTCTTCTTAAAGTTCCGTAAACTGCTAATCTCATGCATGTCCTACTTGTGTAGGTATTCCTACATCTGTTATATGAAAATTAGTATTATATACTGTCAAACAATTAAAACATTTTATATGAGTAGTATCTTCTAGATGTTTACTATATAAAAAAATACCTGTTTTACTTAGTCTGTAGTGACATATATGACAACGTTTATTTTTCGTTATCAGTTTTAACTTCCGCCAGTTTTTTGTTTTTAGACCCTTGAATTGCATTTAGTTGCTCCTGTGTAAAACCTTGAAACAATGTTAAAGACTCTGTTGTCTTTTCTGTATCCATCATTCCAGATATTTTCATTAATGTTGTTATTGCAGTAATTTTATCTCTATCAGAAGAGCCTCCCTTATCTATAATGTTTCTCATTTCTTCTAATAAATAAGTAGGAGTAATATCTGCTTCATTTAGATATTTATCTATTTCTTCTCTTATCAATTTTTTTACCCTGTCAGTTTTTAACAACAGCTTTGCTTGTGATTTAGCATAGTTTTCATTTTTGCTAGGAAATGCTTTCATGTATGCTTCTACAACATCATCTCCTTTTGCTACATACTTACCAAACAAGAATTCTTTGTCTGTTGCTTGTTTTCTTTCTCTTTTTCTAACAGACGGAGATTTACCATCTGTAGAGAACGTATGCATGTTGGTTCTCATGTCTCCTGCCATCTTTACTCTAGGACTACAAACAAAAGAACCTATAATAGTTCTAATAAATGTAGTTTCTTTTTTTCTATCATGTTTTTTTAAAACACCAAGATGAAGAACTTGACATACTTGACCATCATCTGTAACTATCCAATCATTCTTATTAGAGTGACGCCAATCTTTTACTAAAGAAACATTTTCATGAAACTTTCTAAATTCATTGACGTCATCGTATAAGTAATGGATAATTCCATTTACAGTACGTTCTCTCATAATTTAACTATTTTTCCTCTTTATCGTCAATGTCTTTTTCAAGTTCATCAATAACAAATCGAATATAGTTATTAGCAAGGAACCTTAATTCATTAGATTGTTGTTCTAATCTCATTAATTGACCAGCTAATTCATTAGCTCTATTATACTGAGCTTGTGCTTCTTCTGATAGTTCAGAATATAAAAACTCTATTTCTTTACCATCATTCATTATTGTTAGCTTTTCTTCTTTAACTTTAGCCATTTTTCCTCCTATTATAGTGGTCTTACCATTGGTGGTGCATATTCTTCTAACTTACGATGTAGTTTTTCTAATATTACTACATCTGCTACATTATGGTCGTAAACGTATTTCATAGCTTTTTCATCGCCCCATCTAGCTTTTTGCCACATTTCTGGTTTTACTCTTGTTTTACCAGAAATACCAAAAAACTCTGTAGCTGCTTGTAATGATGAACGATGTAGCTTCAATTTAGATTTTACCACATAATATAGGTCTTTGTGCGACTTTTGTTTATATAGTGGGAAGAATGTCTTATGATACAATGCACGTGTTCTAATAAACGGAATATCAAAACGAGTACCGTAATATGTAAATATTACATCATATTTGTTCATTTCTTCTACTAAAAGCTCTACAATGCGAGCGTCTTGTTTATCTGACATTAGCTCTTCTTTTGTAATTTTAGCACCAGCAACTTCTTTAACACCTCTTCCTTTTATACACCAAGACAACATAACATCAATATTAGCGCTAAATCCAGTTGATTCAATATCTAAGTATCCGATAGTCATTTCGTGTCCAGTGGTATATCTGGTAGGTTTTCTTAATCCTAATGATTCTATTTTACGTGTTACTGCTTTATATGTTCTATTATATCCAGCAATACGTATTTCTTGATACAGAACGAATGCAGACTTAGCAGTACGTTCATACTGGTCTAAGATTCTAACTTCGTTTTCTGTCCATTTTACTCCAGGCATTATTTACCCCTTTTGTTGTTAATATACTGTTCATGTAATTCTATCGCAACAGCAGAAAGATATACGCATAGGTCTAATAGTTCTTCTATGCTTTCTTTTAGATTGTCTCTACTACCATCTACTGGAACTTGATTACCGTATTTTTTAGCTCCTATATCTAATCTTTCTGATATAAGTTCTAAAATTCTTTGATTATTAGTCATTTTTAGGAAAATCCTCCATATCTGGTCTATCTTCTTGCTTTCTAAGCACTTTTTCGTACCTTTTCCAGTCTAGATTCTTACTTATCTTTTCTAATTCATCTAGTTCTTGCTGTAATTTCTGCACAATGTCAGTTCTACCTAGACTTTTGAATTTTAAGATTGCTTTTTTGATATCTTCCATAAATGGTCTCCTACTCCTAGTTGAAATAATCCATTTGATATTGCATCAATATTTCTTTCACTGTGTTCTAACCCATAATTAAAAAATATTGCGTGTAATACTTCATGTATTAACGTTTCTTTCTTTCTAGATTCATGAATACTATCATTTATTAGTATAACATTTTCTTTTACTAAATGTCTACCATATAATTCTTTAGTATCATCTTCATGTTCTAAAGGTAATTCAATAATTTTATAATCATGACCTCCAATATTTAATTCTAATGCTTTTTTAATAGTTTTTTTACTCATAATACTCCCATATTGTTAATTGTGTATGCAAATTAAGTAAATATTCCTACACAAGTCAAATATTTTTTAAAAAAATCGCACGACGTGGTAATGCTCTAGCTCCCAATGCTCTATAAATCGATATATATACAAAAATACTTGACTCAAGTAAGACAAACAGGGTAACTTTAACAGTCCGAAGGACGAAAAAAAAACACTAATGCTCGTTGCTCTTGAATAACATAGAATATTAAATCTATTTTCTACATAATACTCGGTGTTCTAGAGAGGCTCATCCCGCAAAATTTTTTTCCAAAATTTTTCTAGTCGTCGTTTTTTGTTATTTCATGAATTTTACCCCGAAAATTGCAATTTAGTTGAAAAATCGGCTAAGATTGTGTGTCCCTTTTGTTTTCCATGTACCCGCCCGGTCTTTTTGTAGATTGGAAATTGTAAATTACGTTGAAAATTTGGATTTTGGTTAACTTGTACATTTTTTTTTATTTTTTTCTTTTTTTTCTTGCATCTTTTGTTTTTTTGTTATAAGTTATTACTGTATTTGACAATTGGTAATCATCGAATAAGCCCCGCCGGCATCATCACGGGGGCAAACAAACGTCGAGAGATTAATTATGTTAACTATCAGACACGAAAGGATATGTTATGAGTATGACGAAGAAAGACTTTGAGTCAATTGCTCACTGCTTCACTCCCTTTACAGAAGAGGGTGAACGTGGCATTGGTAGACAGAAGCCATTGCGTATGATTTGCACTGCGCCGGCTATGGCTGCTTTATTGATTCCAGTCTTCCAGGACATCAACCCACGCTTCGATATGAATAGATTCTTATATGCATGCGGTTTTAGTGATGCAGAAAAAGAAGAGATTCATGAGGCCATGGGTACAGAAGAAGAGGTATTTTAACTCTTAATAATAACGGCGGGGGCTATGATGCCCCTGCCACAATGAAAGGAAATACAAATGAGTAAAACAAAGAAATCTGATTTAATCAAATTTCTGCAAAACAAAATAGACTCTACTAATATGAAATATCTATACCACACATCAAAGTTTGGTTTAGACGAGGACTTAAATTTGGCTTTCGACCAGGAGACAAATGAGTTCAATGAGGAGTTAGAGATAGTTAAGAAATGGTTATTGACTGTTCCAAAAGAAACTTTGTCTGAATTAGAGAAAGGTAATTTAGAGTGGTGGGACGAGTTGGATGTTGGAGAAATGTATCGTATAGAGTTTTTTCATCAACTACACTACGATAAAGATAACACTCTCAACGAAATCGTTATGCAGGGAGAGTTTCACGAAGAAGCAGACATGATAAAACTATGGATAGAAGAATGGAAGGAGGATAAATAACATGGGATTATTAGTAATATATTCATTGTTTGTAACGTTCTACGCAGTTGGTATGACAATTGAGTATGCAAAGGTTACAGGATACAACAGAGGCTATGATGATGCTAAGAAGGATATGTATGATGAATACGGTATGCCATTGCAATCTTATAGCGACGAAGATGAATGTGAGAAAGATATACAATCTTTCAGTCATTCAGAATCTTGTGACGGTGTACTTGTATGGAAGAACAATGAATGTTGTAAGTAAACAAAGATACCCTGGGGCTAACGCCCTGGGGTATTTTTTTTATACATATAAAATATTAGCGTGCGCGCTCGAGCTAGAACAAATGTGTCCAAACTGGTAACTATTAGAGCTCGACTCTCGTCCCTCAGTCGAGCTCTATACCCCCAAGAACATCTAGACGAATTTTTGTTCATATAAATAAAAAGCCCAAATAATTCTATTTGGGCTTTTAAGTCCCCCGGGGTTTCCTACGCCCCGGAGGTGTTGAGGTATAAAAGAACTAAATTAACTTTTTAGACGAGATTTTGGTTTCCAACCTTGGAAGAACTTCAACTTCTTCTGTGGTTTCGTTTCCTTCTTCGTCTAACTCATCAGATTTTAATCTCTTTGTAAAAGAAAATACATCTTGATATTTCTCAATTAAAGCGTTTCCTTCTTCAATACGATAAACTGCTTTATCTTGAACGATTTCTTTAATAGTTTCCATATCTTTTTGTACTTCTTTGTCGTTGGATTGCAAAGCGTGGGTTGTCGCCTTACCAACTATGCGACCTTCATTAGTGGAACTTTCTTTAACCTCAATATCAAATTGGGCTAGTTCTTCGGGCTTTATACGCTTTGCCAATAAAGCTTGTAGTTCCGGTGATACTTTGTTTTTCATAAAGATAAATTATGTCTAAATATCCAGAATTCCTAATACTTTTTAAGGATATTGAAAGATTTTTATCAGCTTCTGAGTATTCGTCAAATACGCCTCAGCTGGACTCGAGCTCAAGAGCTAGACTCTTCAAGTCTAGCTCTATACCCCCGTCAAAAAAAGTTGCTCCTGTCGTTTGCTTTTGATTTTTTTTATCGGTAAATTTAGTCATGCCAAAAGTACGCCCAGACGATAATTCAACCCGACGATTTTTGGGCAATCGTCAGAAAGGAAATAATATAATGAAAACCGAAAAAAGAGAAATGACTGATAGATGTCCTTGTTGTAAGCAATGGTGGACAAGAGAAGTAGACGTTCCTGTCGCAGAAGATGGGATTGAGTTTATTCTCATACACGATTCAAAGAAAAACAAGTATGATTTGACGATTAACTTAATCGACGTACCAGAAGTATATGGCTTAAATGGACACACAGACGTGTACCCAGAACTAAGTCTAAAAGAATCATATCTCGTTATTGAAATGTATGCCGTAAAGTATATGAAAGACGATACAGTACTTCGTGTCGAAAGCAACTTCATGGACACTTATGAGATAAAAGACAGACGAGTAGTATTGACTGCTAACAATGTAACGTCGGCTCTTAAGACTCTAAAGAAAAGAACAAGACAAGATAAAAGAAATAGACGAGTGGAGAAATAAGACGTATGAAAAAATACGACAAAAGATTTATTATAGGTTATATTATAAATAAAGAAGCTGGACTCGATGTCAAAAGCAATAAAGACAAATTAATAGATATAGTAAGAAAGGTAATAATTAAATGATACCGAATCCCGAACAAGACGTTAGAGCATTTATAATTGGTTGTTATAAAAAATTATATCGTCAAGGTAAATTATCAGGACAAGGTATAGCAAGACACAATCAGTTAGTAGACGAATATACTAGAAAATTTCATAGTTCTAATATGCAAAAAATTAAAATGACAAAAAGAATTAAAGATAACATTAAAACCAATACGAATAAATGGTTTATGAAACGCAAATATGAAAGCTTCAATGGACATGAAGTAAACGTCTTTTGTGGTTTGTATGCGCCAACTCATAACACGTCTGATAGGACAATGAAATATGTTCGTATGGTAGGTACTAAATAATGGTAGCGACGAGTAGTAATCAATACAGACAAAATAGTCGACGCGTCTGGGTGCTAATCCTTTCGGCACCGATTACTATTTGTCGCAAAGACTTAGCCTGTTTTAGACAGGGTATATTAACAAAAAAAGGAGATTAGACTATGTGTGGTATTTATGGAATAGCTAAGTCGCCGACGCCCTATACTAGCAGACAATTTAAGGTTGTCAAAAAGGTATTGCGTGATATTGCAATAGATAGCGAGACTCGTGGTAGTCATTCGTCTGGTATTGCAAAAGTCGGTGCTAACACTAGGATATATAAATCACTATTGCCGTCTAGCAAGTTTGTAGATACGAAAGAATATAACGAGTCGGTTAAGTCGTTAAGACACGATTCATTTATTCTTCTAGGTCATACACGATTTGCGACAGAAGGAGCAATAGTCAAATCAAACGCACACCCATTTAGAGTCGGCGATGTCGTCGGTGCGCATAATGGTTGCGTTTACAATATTGAAGAGATGCAAGGCAAACTAGACAAACAATGTCCAGTAGACAGCCAGCTTATTTTCAAAGCAATAAATGACAAAGACAATATACAAGAAGCAATCAAAGATTTTGACAGCGACTTTGCATTGTCGTTTGTAAAGAAGAACCCGATGGTATTGCATTTATGTAGAGAATCAAATCGTCCTCTATTTATAGCTTACGTTCCTCAGTATAAGACAATGTTTTATGCTAGTGAAAGTAATTTTATTGAAGACGCTTTACTTGATGCTAACATTACAGATGTAGATGTCTATAGTTTAAATAAAAATACGCTATATAGTTTTGATGTATCAAAATTTGATGACATTAAAATGAATGTAGACAAATCTTTATTTGACTATACTTCAAGAGTCTACCAATGGCAATTAAATTCCTATCCAAAAAGAAAGACTGGTGGAATAACAAATTACACTTGGACAAGTACGTCAAATCATTCAGAGTTAGAGTTTGAAGAAGACGACGACATTTGGACAGATGATTGGAGAAGTCAAGAGGCAATCGAATTAGCCGAAGCGACGCAAACACATCCAAACTCTTGGTTTTATGACAAGAGGGAAGACGCTTGGTTTCATGTCAATCCTGACACTGGCGAGATATCGTCTGAAGAAATTATGTTTGACAGGATTTGGGGAGACGATGTCTGGGTACAAGTCGAAAGTGAGGTAGACAATGCCTCCTGAAGGTCGTCAACAAATAGAACAAGAGATGAATGAATCACTATGTCAATGTGCAGATTGTGGCGAACAAGAATCAGTATCGTCAAATTATACTCACACAAATAGTGATGACGAGCCAGTCTGCGATACTTGTAGCGACAATTATACAGAATGTTATAATTGTGATACTACGATTCATATCGACGAAGCAGAGTATGGAAATGGTGACGCTTATTGTAACGATTGCTTTCATGAGTCTTTTACCTGTTGTGATAGTTGTGGAGATTCAATTCATAATGACGATTCTTTTTGGAGTGACAATACTGATGGTTACGTCTGTGAAGATTGTTATCACTCAGAAGATAGTTATGACACACCTGATTGGGAAGTCATATCTAACGAATATGTCACAACTAGAACTACCTTCGTCAATCCTGTTCACGACAGATATGAAAAAGATACTTTCAATTTGATTAAGTCAAAAAGAAATGTCGGTGTCGAGATTGAAACTAACTTTGGCGACGATTGGTCTTTCTCAGAAGTTGTAGACAACTTAAGAGTACGAGTTGGCAAGACGAGAAACGCAGACATTGACATGTGGCATGAATTAGGAAAGCTTCGTATGACAAGTGATACTAGCACGACGAATGCAAGACACCCGTATGGAGGCGAAGTAGTGATGAATCCAAGACGTGGCGACATATTAGTACAAGATGTCAATACAATATGTCAGGCACTACAAGAAGATTGGGATGCTTATGCGAGTGTCAAAACTGGTCTACATTTGCATGTAGACGTTCAGGATTACGATTGGTTACATGCAAGTGTTTTGACGTTATTTACAAAATTGATGGAACCTCATATATATACTTGGCTACCAAAGTCGAGATATTATGGTACAGGACATCAACGTTGGTCGCGCGAAGTTAGTCAATCTGTCAATGATTTCCAGTACATTTCAGATAGAGATTCCTTCGTAGAATTCTATTATGACAATGGTGGATTCACGCATGATAAGTATAACGACAAAAGATACCATGGATTAAATTGGCATTGTCATTTTCAAGCTAATCAAGGCGTCGAACTTAGATATCACTCAGGAACACTACAAACTGACAAGATAAAACATTGGACAATCTTTTGGACAAACGTCATTGACAAGTGTTATGACATTGGACAACAACTTGCAAAAGATGGAAATCCATATCAGTTTGGAGATACGACATTGTATAAGTCATTAGTCGTAAAACCTCGTATTACCTCAAAGTGTAATAAAATACTAAATAAGTATGCCGACATTTATGTTGGGTTAGATGGTGTTACTGAAAGATATGTAGGTAGGTCAAGCGACATAAATATGTATAGAAGAGATTCTGAGATGTTAAGACGATATATTGGATTAGAGAAAAAAGATAGTCCATATCAGTTACAACAAATGGTCAATCATCTTAGAACAAGACACAATACTGCAGTGATGTCGATAGATAATATCTTTGATACATTTGACATACCGACTGAAACTAGAGATTACTTTATGAAAAGAAAAAGTCAATTACAAAATGCTATGTTGCCTGATGTTGCGACAAGGTTTTATAATGACGTCTTTGAAAAAGTTAATTGTGTAATAGAGTATAATGACAAAAATATGATGTTTGAATATAAAGATATATTTAATTCAACATTTCCATTAGTCAATAACTTAGGAGAGCATACTCATTATAGAAATGTCAACTATGATATGATTAGTCAATATGCATAAACGACAACGCAAAGACATCCGACGATTTTTGTCGGGTGTCATTTGCTTTTTTGATTTTTTTTTAGTAAATTATCATTGTAGAGCTCGAATACAGAGCTCGAATAAAAGAATTATATTAAGCTTGCAGGTAGTTAGAGATGTTATGCAAATACATTTTTTGGTCTGGCGACGCTACCTGCAATACAACAATGGGAAATAAAATGAACGATACTATAAGTAAAAAAAGCGACCCTGCTTTTATTAAAGTATACATACCGATTGCTCACGACGAAGAGACTGGGCTAGACGTATGGGATGTAGACTTTGCTTACAATGAGTTTGGTAGTGCTATCAAAGAGTTTGAGAACGACAATGATATGCGTTATGACGCTTGGAATGATAAGCAAAGAGATTATATGAACGACCAAAGATGAGTTATCTTGGCTTTATATCAATTGAAAAGGGCGAGTCGTCTAAAGGTCTATGGGAACCAACAGTTGTTTGTAAGTGTGGCAATAGACACGAAGGCGACGAGCCAAGTATTAATGTTAAAGAATGTGAACAATGTGAGGGAAATATGATTGAACACGAGGAAGGTATTATAGAAATGATAGATACAGACGATATGATGGTCTGTGGATATTGTGGTATAGAAGAGTTTTATATGGAAGATTGCGACTGCTCTGAAGAAGTTATAACTTACTCTGAATTTGAAGAGAAGATATCAGAAGAGACAATGGGCAATAAAGATGAATATCATAGAATATTAGACGGAGGTAGGTGCTAATGAGTAAAGTGATAAACAAGACGTGGTCTATAAAAGACGAAGGTCATCTTAATAAGAATAATATTATATTCACTGAAAAGATGAGAAGATTCATAAAAGACCTAGATAGAGTTAATCAAAGTCTAGGATACTATGTACTTGACCAGGAGGATAAATGGGTAAAGATAGAAAAGATAGAGATAAAAGAGCAATAAAAATTAATAGAAAGATACTTGAACTGACTGCAGAACTAGACGAGTTAGGTTTCAGAATAGAAACTAAATACGTCGCAGGTGCAGGATGGACAAGTGAAATAATAAACAACAACACTGGAGAAAATCATGAGCAAAGGTTACGAGCAGTTTAAAAGAGTAGATAAAGAGTTAGACGAATTACTCCTTTATATTGAAAAATTAGAAGAAGACTATGCAGAGGCGGTAGCAAATGTAGATAAAAACTTTAATCAGTATAAAAGATATCAAAAGGCATATAACATATTGTGTAATTATTTTGATTATATACCTCAAGATGATAAAGATTCGGTTGATAAAGAACTTATGAAACTTGACTTATAAAGTTTTAAAGTTTTATTTGACTCAAGTAAGAATATTATGGTAGATTGCACTATGAAAAATAGATATCAAACTTCTTTCGTTGTAGACAAGAAACTTTGGATAAAGTTTAAGTCTAAGACGTTAAAAGAAGGTGTGTCAATTAAAGATAAACTACATAGTTTGATGACAGATTATGTAAATAACAAGGAGACGACGAATGCCCGCAATTGGTTTTCTTTACCCCGATGGAAGTAAAGTATCATTTGAAGACGTGAAGAAGGGCGATGTCGATATTGTTAAAATGGGTATGTCATTACCTACTTTAATTGAAATGTCGAAAGAAAGAGACCCTAATAGAAAGCCGTCTACCACTGAGTTGTTAAATGGGGCGTGTGAATCTTATCTTAAAAGGACTAGAGAATATTATATAGACCCTCAAGATAGAGCATTTTCTCTAGCAGGAACAATGCATCACGCTCGACTCGAGCAACACGAAGATGACAGACATTTGTTAGAAGAAGAGCTAGAAGAGTTTGATATAACTGGTATAGCCGACTTGTACGACAAGCAGACTAAAACATTACTAGACTATAAGAACACTGGCTCTTACAAATGTGCTAAACTATTAGGGATGACATATAAACTAATTCCAGACCCGTCTGGTGCTAGATACAAAACAAGCGGTAAATGGGGAAAAAAAGGTTCTCCAAAAATGATTAAACAATGGTATCGCGAAGAAGGTTTAGCAGACTATGGAGACTGGGGCTGGCAGGTAAATTGGTATAGATATCTTCTCAACAAATCTGGATATGACGTAGACAATATGTATATACAAGTCACGTTAAGAGACGGAGGACTAGCTGTAGCTAGAGAAAGAGGACTTGACAAACATATTTACCTGATTGAAATACCTAAGTATGACGATGAAGTCTTAGAGAATAAGTTTCTTTCTGCTAGAGATGAGCTTATAAAAGCTCTAGAAACAGGGAACTTGCCTCAACAATGTAATAAAGAACAAACCTGGGACGGTAGAAAATGTCAGTCATTTTGTGATGTTAGACATCTATGTCCTTACAACAATGGGAGTATAAATGGGTAAAATGTCTGAATTAGATATGTATCAATCTGATATAGAGTCTTTGCAAGACCAAGCAATTCAAGACGATGTATTGATACGTAAGCACCAACAAGTTTCACAAGACCCTACTCCTCAAGATGTAGTCAAAAGTAGAAATGGTTTTGATTATGTAGACGAAGGATATATGCGTTGGAAATTAAACCAATATTATCCTATCTGGTCTTGGGAAGTAATTAAGTATGAAACTCTTGGAGACAAAGCTATTGTAGTTCACGGACGTCTTAAAGTTATGGACGAAGGTGTGCCTCGTAGTTTTGACTCAGTTGCAGCACATAGAATAGCAGTATCTAGAAATGGTTCTGGTTATGTAGATTTAGGTAACGACCTAAAAGCCGCTAACTCAGATGCTTTCAAGGTTGCAGTAAATAGACTATGTAATGTAGCCGACGATGTTTATCGTAAGCAATATATAGATAAGAGTCTTGGAGATGTACAAGTAAACAATCTTATGGATGTTATTGCAGAGATGGACAAAAAAGAAGCAGACCAAGTGCATAGAGCACTTCAGTCTGGTAAGATAAATCAAGACAATTACGATAAAGTAATGTCTAAATTAACCGGGAGTAAAAAATGAGTAATGTTACCGATGTATTAAACGACATAGATAACAATGTAGCTTATTATAATCCTTCAGAAGATACGGCAGGTAAGAAGTATGCTACTATTGAAGAAGGTTCATATGAAGCTATAGTCAGTAAATTGACAATAAAGAAAGATATTGTTGTTAGAAATCAATACCTAAGCGATATCTTTGAAGCTACCTACAAGTTAGACGATGATAGATATCCTGACTTAAAAGGTAGAGAAGTCAAGTCTAAAGGATACTTTAGATTTAAAAGTCCTGACAAAAAGAAATATCCTAAACTTGAAGACAACCAAGGAAATAATAAAGGATATATGATATTCGCAGAAGCTTGTGGTTTTGAAATGCAGAAAGACGACCAAGGTAGATATTTATTACCTATGGTTATGGAGTCTGATATTTCAGGCAATCCTGTGACTATCAAGGTAGTTCACGACAAGTGGACTGACCAGTCAGGAGAAGAAAGAATAACACCTACTGCAGTTAACGTCTTTAAATCAAATAGACAAGTTACCAAGCCAGTAACAGAAGACGAATTGCCGTTCTAATGACAGACTACATACTCAAACTAAAAGAAGAAGAATGTATGGGACTAATAGAGATATTAGAACTATTCAGGAAAGAGGATGAGGATGAAACTACTGTCGAACTAAGACATAAGATAAAGACTCAGTTCCAGACTCAATTTGATGAAATTAAAAATACAGAGACTGTAACTAAAGAAGATGTCTTAAAGAACGCAGCGACAGTGATGGGTCCTTCTTTCTGTGAAACTTGCGACTAGTGGACATTAGTAAATGGAATGCCATCATGAAGTCTTTCCAAGACCTTATGGGATATCAAAAAGGTATCAATGAGGTCTTGGTGACTAAAAGACTTAGCGCAATAGGATTCAAGGACATTGAAACAATCAATGGGCGAGAAGAAAAATATCTCGTCCATATTTTAAGAAAAAGATATAGGGAGATATCAGATGACATTAAAAGAAAGAAAAATAAGAGAGAGAATAGAAAAAACAGGGATGACGTCAACAACTGAGGCTTTTGTTAAATATAAAGCTTTTCCTTCATTTACTAAAAACGTAGTACTTAAGATGATTGAAGAAGGTTATAACATAAGTATAACTAATGACGCAATAGATTTAAGGTTTACATGGCTAGATTGTCATGAAAACATGGTTTTTGCTCCAAAAAGAGCGTTAAATTAAAATAAAGCACGAGGTTGCCCTTCTATGGACGTTACGCATATTAGTCGATACTTATGTCGAAAATGTAATTATAATCGCTTAGAGGGGCATTCTCGAGAGGAAAATTTTTGAAAAGACCAATTTTATACGAGAAAAGGTTCAAACAACCAATAATATTTGATGGATTGCAAGATGGACTTGTATCACCTACAGATATAGACTTTTGTTTTGAAGTCGGTAATAAATTTCTATTAATAGGAGACTGTAAAAAAGACGACGCTCCGTTCCCATTGGGTCAAAAACTAGTAATAGAAAGAATTGTCGACAACTGGAGAGCGACCAGTAAAATATCTTTAGGTGTTATTGCCACACATAGCACAAGTCCTGAGCAGTCTGTCGTTTTAGCTAACACAGTTGTTACAAAAGTATATTACAATGGAAAGTGGAGCGACACATTTATGGTCTTTGATAATTTTATTAAAAGAACTGCAGAGAGATTTGATATAGACAAGTTAAAAAATTTGAGTTGACTAAGAAAAGAATAAATAAGTATATTTTTATATGGCAAGTAAATCAAAAGCAAAAGGTAATCGATTCGAAAGAGAATGCGTAGACATTGCAGAATCTCACGGCTTCAATGCAAAAAGAGCCTGGGGTAGCGATGGTAGAAGTATAGGTATGTCTCCAGAGGTTGATATAGTAATAAACTACTTACTAGACGAAGAAACTTCGAGAGAAATGAAAGTGCAATGTAAAGTAAGAAAGTCTATTGCTAGCTATCTTTTGCCACCAGACGATTGTGATATTACTCTTATCAAACAAGATAGAGGTGAAATATATGCAACAATTCGATACAAAGATTTGTTGGAGTTAATCCAACTAGCTTTTCAACTCAACTAATCGAAAAATAGGGAGATAAATATGAGAAGTGTCTTTAGTTATAAGACAAAGGAAGAGTTCGCCTCAGAGAAAGCTGAGTTTGAATCTTATTTAAATTATTTTAAACAGGTAGACCCAGATAATTACAAAGAGTGGTTTGACGAAGAAGTATATAGACTTTTTGCTGAAGGTAGAATGAATCCACACTTTTTTTCAGAAAGACAAAAACCTAGCAACGAAAACGTTTCTATGGTAAGAGTTCCTACTAGATGTCCTTTATGCAAAAAAGCATGGGCTATAGAAATGCAAGATAATGGAAAGTTTGAACCTGGTTATCTTGACCAGTCTGTATACAAAACTATACCAATGATAAAAGGAGTTTGTCATAAATGCAAGGATTAGGAATATTTAGCGAAGACGCAGAAAGAGCAGTTCTTGGTTCAGTAATACAAGACGAAAAATGTTTTGATGTTATAAAAGAATATATTATAGAAAGCGACGCTTTTTATGTAGAAAAAAATAAAAAGATTTGGGAAGTAATTACAGAGCTCAAATCAGAAAACATACCAGTGGACACTGTTAATATATCTAGCAAGTTAAAAGGTATTACATATTATTTGACTGGACTAGAAGTTCCGACTACGGCTAATGTAGAGTCTTATGCAAAACAAGTTCATTCGGACTGGCTCAGAAGAAAACTTGTTCTACAATCTCACAAGATTGCAAACAAAGCTTCTGATGACTCTAATGATATAAGCTCTTTACTTGTAGATGTTCACGACACTGCTAGCTCTTTGCTTAATTTAGAACCTGGACAAAAATTTGATTTAGAAACATTATTGTCTATGACAAAAGACTCTCTGTTCTCCAAACGCAACCTAACTACCACTGGTTTTGCACCGATAGATAATATAATATCAGGCATGACTAGAGGAGAGATAACCATTTTTGCTGGACGACCTGGAAATGCTAAAACTACCACTGTTGCCAATATAGCTAGAAATCTTGTGTTGTCCGGCAAAAAGGTTGTTATGTTTAATAGAGAAATGCCTAACACTGAAATGATGAAAAAGTTTATCGCTATGGAAGCAGAGGGTATTACTTATCACATGTTAAGACATAACGCAGTCACTAGTAAATCAGAAATTGAAAAAAGTTTAAATATTATTAAAGAAAAGTATACTGACAAACTATTTATGTTTGACAACATAAGAAATTTAGAGGGAACTTTTCGTGAAATTAGACGTATAAAACCTGACGTCGTTATTGACGACCATATAGGTTTGATTGAATACCCTACTAATGATATGAGAGATTTAAGATTGAAGATAGGTGATACATCAAGAAGATATAAATGGTTGTGTAAATCTGAGAATATTTCAGTTATACTCGTTTCACAACTTAATCGTAATATAGAGTATAGGACAGAAAGAATTCCTAAACTTAGTGACCTTGCCGAATCGGGTAATTTAGAACAAGATGCAGAAATTGTGGCGTTTACACACTATCCTTGGACTGTAAACTTTGAGAATGCAAGACATGGAAAGTACGGACTAGATATAGTCGTTGCTAAAAATAGATATGGGTCAACTGGAAAAGCAACTGTTGGGTTCTCACCAGATTGTTGTACGTTGTATGATACTGTGGAAGAAGCAGAAGCAAGTGTCTCAAAACAAATGCCAGACGACCCTTTTTAGTTTGTTCCTGCTCTTCTAAATACATCAAGTAAATCTTTTTTATTTTGAACTCTTGCAAGTCTTTTAAAAATATCAAGAACGTCTTTTTCCATAAAATCCTCTACTGCAAAATCAGGCATATTTGCAAAATATTCATCTGCTATCTCACCCATACTTCTTTGTAAAGTTTTTGCACTGCTTAAATCAAGTTCAGGTGCTTTTGTTCTAACTGCAGCTCCAAGCTCAAGCAAAGGTTTTCTCAACGCTTCTGCGTAATCATCGTCTGCTAATATATAGTCTCTTTCATCATCAGTTCCCATCAGTTTACTTTTTTTACTCTTTTTAAACTTAACATTTGCAAACAACTTTTCTCCTTTTTTAACACCACCTATTGCCCCTAAAAAAGGAATTGCTGATATTGTTGAAAGAGCAGCACCTTCTGCATCTCCTCTTGCCAGAGATATAGCAGCATTTAGTAAGTCTGCAGGCTCTCCATATCCAGGGACAAATCCTGCTGCGTCTAGTATAGACTGAAAAGTATCTAATTTACTATTTTGTGTTTCTACGTTTTTATTTCTATCCATATTATCTTACCTTCTCTCCTTGAAATAAGGTTTTGCTTTACCAAATTTTCTAATTAATTCTTTAATATCATCTATGTCACTAAAATTTATTTTCGCTTCTTGAGCCTTATCCCACCATGTACTCATTTGAGGTTTTTGTCCAGCAGCCCTTCTCAAAAGTTCAAGAGCATCTTCTGGTTGCATATCCACAAAACTATCAAGCGTGGCTTCTGGGTTAAGTCTATAGTGGTCTGAGTACTCAGCTGCCTCATCCATTTGTTTAAGAACCTTATCAAGAGCTTCTTTCAATGTAGGTCCTTTTGCCTCAGGAATTGCAGGTGTGGATATTTGACCTGATTTTTGAAAGTCAAGAGCTTGCCCTAGTGTTTTTGCTTCTGATTTCGACAAAGTCTCTGCTTTAAGAGAAGGAATTTCTTGAGCTGTCAATTTTAATGCTTGTTGTGCTTCTGTTGGTTTTTTAACAACAGGTGCATCAGGTTGAACTCCTCTTTTATATCCAGATAAAACGTCGCCCATTTCTTTTCTACCTACCCCAAAAGCTTCTCTTAAAATATCTACTATATTTTTACCACCTCTTACAGCAGCTTTACCTACAGTTTTTAATCCACTGCCTGGTTCAACTAAACCCATTATCGTTTGCATTTGAGGGTCATTAACATCTTCCATCACTTTTTGCATTAATGTTTTTTTAGGTCTAATAGTACCAAATCTTTGGTCTTCTATTTGTCTAGTTAAACTTTGAACAACACTATCTGCTTCAGCGCTTTTGTTGCCAAAAAAATCTATATAATCTTTTATTGTTACTTTATCTGACATAATCTATCCTTTACTTTCTTGAGTCCCTCATAATGTCACTTGGTTTCAACTCATATTTTTCTCTGTTTTTATTCATTTTTTCTACCCATCTTTCTTGAATTTTTCCACTTTCTAAAATATCCCTTTCAAAATAAATAGCATACGGATTCAATCCTCTTCCATCCCAATATCTATTAGCATCAGCAGAGTTATTCCACTCTTCTATTTTATCTGATATTTGTCTTTCTAAAGATTTTTTACCAGTAATATCTAAATCAAGACCTAAATCTATAACCTCGCTCACAATATTACTTCTTATTCTTTTAATTCTAGCTATATCATCTTGCACAGGAACAGGTATTGTATCTCTTCTTCCTGTTACGTCTTCAAACCTACTACCAAAAACTTTACCTGCAGGTCCTTCCCATGGCTGGTAAGCAACTTGTCTAATGTATCTTAAGTTTGGTAAACTTCCAAAGAAAGGTCCAAACTGTCTAAGTTCTTTTCTAAACATAGCATTCCAATCTGCTCCAGGAGTAATAGGTCCTTTTATAGCTAATTCATAAAAAAGATTTCCAACTCTTTGTAAATCTTGCCATCCAGCAGGAGAAACTGCGAAAGTAAGAGCATCAAAATTTTCATCTCCTAAAACTATATCTCCAGCCATACCAAACAAACCTCCTGTTATCATGGCATTTTTAAGGTCTTCCATATAAAACCTGTCATCTCCTTTGAATACATCTTTAATCTTAGGCATTCTTGGTCTATAAGACAAATTTCTTTGGTATTTTTCATCTCTTATATCTTCTTCTCCAGCAGCAAAATCTTTTAGTATTTCTAACCCTCTAGCTGACATATAACCAGCAAACACACCTGAAGCAGCCATAGTAGCTGGTATTAAGTAGTTACCATTAGCCATTTCAAACTCGTAAATGTCATTCATTAAAAACAATTGTCTTTTAGCCCATCTTTTAAAAAGATTTATCTGTCTAGCATTTGGGTCATTTTGAGAGAAACTATCTAACATAAATTCTCTACCTGCTTGTGATAACTGAGCATAATTTTCTAAAGCTCTTCTATATTTTCTAGCAAATGCTTGTTCTGCTTTGCTTGAACCGAATGTATCACTTATAATTTGAGGAGCATATTTAATAACTTCATCAGGGTCTAATCCAAACCTGTAAGATAACTTATTTCTAGCATATTGTTTTTTATCTTTAACAGTTAATAATCCAAAAAATAATTCTGCTTTATCTCCCAAATTTTGGTCTCCTGTTAAAAGCTTAGCCATTTTTTTAATATAGTCATCAGCTGCTGCAGCAGCAAATACTTTATTTCCTAAATTAACAAACATAAAAGGTTGACCTAATGCTTGAGTAATGTTTGCCATATTAACTTGGTCCATCGCTCTTGCTACATAAGAATCTTTAGGACTTACTATTCTTGTAGTGCTAAGTCTTAAGGCTCTAACACCTGGTATTAAGTCGTCAACTAAAGAAAGCTGAGTTGGTCCAGCTCTCAATATTTTATCTCCAACTTTAGGGTCTATAAAATAATTTAAAGAACCTCTACCTGAACTCCAAATTCCTAAGTCAGGTACAAAAGAAATAAATGGCTGAAACATATTTTGAACAATAGCTGTACTTAAAGATATCTTTGTGCTAAATACTATTTGAGCTGCAAGCTCAAAAATTTTACTTAACTGATTACTTCTATTATATTGACTTTCTCCAGTAAGAACATCTCTTACAACTCTCATAGCATCTCGCTGAGTTTTTATATAGTCTGGAGGAACATTTTCTCTTAACCTAGGGTCTCTTTCTAACAGACCAATACCAAGTTTTTCATTTAAGTCAATTAAAGATGGAATTGGTCCTTGCAGAGCATCATCTTCAGGGATTAACTTTAACAATCTATCAAACAGCTTTCCATCCAAACCAAAGGTTCTTACAAGTTCTATTCTTTTATTAGCCCCTAGAATGTAATCTGTAAACAATGTGGCTAAATTATTATCTAATAAATCTATTTTCTTTCTCATTAAAGCAGCAGTAACATCTACATCTGTAACAGATGTTTTTCCTAAAGTTCTTTTTTTCTCTAAATGTCCATATCTTTTAAATCCATCATTAAACAAAGCAGTATTAAGAGCTAACCAAACATCTAATTCTGGCACTCTACCAACGTTACCCGGGACCTCTTGTAACTTTTCTAAAGTAGCAGACCATGCACTAGCAGTTCCTTGTTTATATTTATCTTTTGACCTATTTAATCCTTCAATCCAGTCTGATATTTCTTTTTTTAATTCTTTTATTTGAGCTTCATCTAAATTATTTATTAAATCATCTTTGTTTCTTGATAATACAGATACACCCATAATGTCTGAAACTTTATCATTTAAATCTTTCATAGAGCTATATATAGTATCTCTATATTTTTTCTCCATAACAAAGGGCATATAGTAGTCTTTAACACCTGGCATTTGAATACCAGCTGCTAAAGCTCTATCTTTTATTGAGTCTGTAAGTCTTTTAATGTTTTCTATAGCTTTAATTCTAAACTCTAGAAAGTTTACCTCTTTATCAGAGTAGGGATATTTTTCTCTATTCGCTTTTATCTTTTTTAATTTAGCTTTAAATTTACCTAATTCTTTAGGATTAGCATCAAGTTTTAGATAATCATCAAAACCTCTGTATAAAACTCCATCTGATAAAATATTATCTTTGCTTCCTGTAATCCATTTTTCTGCTAATTCGTTCCTAAAAGGATTATATCCTGCTGCTTTAGATAAAAATGTAGGTGCAATTTTTTTCAAAGATATAACTTCTTTATCCATACCTAAAGCTAACTGTAGGTCAACAAGGTCGTTTGTAACATATCCAACAATACTTCTATCAACAGCAGAAACTAATCCACCTAAAGTTTTAGCTGCAGGAGAGGTTAACTGATTACCTAACTCTGACATAATTGTAGCCCCAACATTAATAATTTCATTATCTTTTGTTATAGGGTTTACAAATCTTAAGTTACTCCCTTCTAATCTTTCTACTACAAAATCTATAGACCTTCTAATATTTCTGACATCTTGTATTCTTTCTGTTATAAGTTTCATTTCTATGTCGCTTAAATCTCTTATCTTAATCGGTTTTTTGTAAGCTTCTGTAGCTTTGTCTTTGGTAGCTGATAATGCGTTTAATAATTTTTTATATTTTAAATCGCTAGCTATAACAGCAATAGCTTGTCTATAATCTCCTTCTAAGGAGTATTGAAGATTAGGGTTTGCTTCATCTCTATATAAAGCTCTCAAAACCTTTCTTCTAATCTTTGTAAGAGCAAAAGGTTTGCTCATAACACCTTTGTTATTGTGTTCAAATTTGTATTTTAGTAAAGGTTGAGAAGTATAGTGTTTTAAAAATAAATCAGCATTTTTAGGGTCTAATTGATATATAGTTCTTCCTATTTGAACATCAAAAGCTAAATCGTCTCCTACAGGTTTTATACTATCTCTTATTATTTTAGCATTTACTCCTAAAGGAATCTCAACATTTTGTTCGAAAGCTCTTAAAGTTTCTCTAGTTTTGTCGCCTTTTTGTTTTTTTATTACAAAACCTTTCATTTTACCTATGATAGGCTGGTCAACATAATCTCCAACAGCAAAACCTCCAGGTAAATCGCTCCTGTTTAATGTTCTTATAATTTGGTCTGAGTCACTTACAGATTCTCCTACAAAAATTATTTCTCCATCTTTAGTTCTTTCAAAGATAGGTGTTCCTAATTTAAGTTTTGAGGCATCTCTAACAGCAGTTATAGGGTCTTGAACTAGTTCATAAATATCATTAATTCTTCTATTTTTAGCTTCTCCAAGACGTGAGTATTTTAAAATTATACCAAGTTCTTCTTTTGATAAAGTTTCCATAGAACCTACAACAATAGGTTTAGTTTCACTTGATTTTAATTCTAACTCTAAATTTTTTCCTTTCTTTTTAATTTTATTGATATCAATTACTTCAGCTTCCTCTGCCTCTGCTACCTTTCTTTTCATTGCTTCAGACATAGGTCCTGTCCTAGGTCTTTCTTTATATTGTTTAGCAAACTTTTGAGCTCTTTTTCCTAAAAATCCAGGAAGTCTAGAAGCCATAACAACTCCAGCTGCTGCTGCTATATCAAATGTATCTGGATATCCTTCTCCATAAAATAAAGGATGTGCTAACATAGCTGTTGAAACTTCTGCTCCTGTAGTAGTAGCAAATCCTCTAGGAGCTGATAGAGGAGAGACGTCTTTACGAAAAGGAACTTTTGGGAGATATTTAGACCAAAGTCTAGCTCCACTCATAGCTGTAATTAAACCGCTTGCAGATAAAGCGTCTGAAAGTTCTGTATTGTTCATAACTTCACTTAAAGCAACAATATACTTGTCATCAGAATTTTCATATCTATTTATTTTGTCCATAGTCTTTTGAACATATGACGGAGGTTTTCCATCTCTAATTCCTTTACCAGTTAAAAAGTAATCGTTTTCTCTTTCTATAGTGAAAGCAATATCTAAAGGAACTCCTTTTTTTTCTTCTTTTAAATTTATTGGACCAACTTTACCTTTTAAAGAGTTATTTTTGTTATCTCTTACTTTTTTATTATATGCTTCTTGCTCTAACAATGAAACTTGACTGCTATACCCAGGATAAGTAATCAAAGGTGTATCAGAGTCAGAAATAATAATTTCTGATTTTGGTAACTCTTTTTGTCTCGCGACAACAGCGACTCTGTCAGCCATTTCAAGAGCTCCTTGATAGAAAGGGTCTCTAGCTCCAAAAGCGCCAGCAAATTTAAAACCATACTCTCCTATATCTTTATCAACAACTGACTTAAATCCAGCATTTAAAATATTTTTCTTTACTAAAAAATTTGAACCAGCATCTATTAACTGTTTACCGCCAAATTTGTAAAGACCTTGACCAATCTTACCTCCCGTAAAAAGAAGTCCTAAATCTGTAGGCGAACCAAACAAACTTCCAAGGCTAACTGTAAAATCGTAAAATAGTGAAGTAGGTAATCCTGCAGATTTTTTAGTTTGAAATACAGGTTCTCCTCTTAAGGCAGCTAAAGCAGTACCTTCTGTACTTTCGTTATAAATGTCTAAAGCTCTTTCAGGTAAAATTTGTTGAGCAACTTCTCTTAGATTATCCCTAAACTCTTGTCTTTGTTCTTTATATCTTTCGGCTCTTTTTGCTTGAGCTTGCGCTGTTTGACCAGATAGTAAAATCTTTTCTAAGCTAAATTTATCTTGTGAGGTTCGCTCGAGAGCGCTTGAAAAATCTAAGTCAATAGTTTCTGGAGTATTTGTAAACTCTGCTCCTAAAGGTAAGACAGAACTAAAATTTATATTATTTTTGTCTGCCATATTATTCCTCTATCAATACTAACTTATGCTTTCTATTTTTGCTGTCTAAGAATCTACTCCAACCTTCTACAGGACCAAGAGCATCTATTAGTTTATTAATTAATTTTTGTTTTGCACCTTTTCCTGCTTCTGATTCTAAAAAGTTATTGAGTTCTGTTCTTTCTTTATCCCTTAATTCTGGAATGCTTTCTATTGCAAGACCTCCTAGCTCAGCAAACATTAAACCTTTAGTAAATTCATCTGCAGCTGCGTAAACTTTTTTAGTTTGTTCAGCGGCTATAAGTCTGTTGAAAAGAATGTTTGCTTCTCTTGTGGCGGCATCATTAAAAAATTTATCTATATCTTTTAATTTTTCTTTTTGCGGTTCAGTAATCTTAAAATTAGGGTTTTTAGACCTTTCATATAAGTTTTGTAAATCTTGAGGTATATATTTTTCTATATTTTCTTGGCTTGGAACAAAATTATTTCTATATTGAGAATAAGCGTAAGAAAGTTGACCATAGTTGGTAGCTGCTTGATTAGGGGTAAGTCCGGTAGTTGCTTGAACTTCTTTGGGAGTAAAGTATCCTGGAACTTCTCTATCTTTCATAAGACCATAAACTTCATCAAATTCAGACTCTGTAATAAAACCTTGTTGATGTAACCTATGAAGGTTTTCAAATGTTGCTATAGCCTCTTCATTTGAAACATTTACATTCCTAAGTGTTTTTTCTCCTAATTGATAATCTTTTCTGTTCTGAATTCTAATACTATATTCATCATAAATTTCTTGTCCAGTTTTAAATTCATTTCTTCTGTCTTCTGGAACTAAAGACATCATTTTATCATCATATATAAAACTTCCATCTTGTCTTCTTCCTAATTCATCCTGAGCATCAAGCATTTTTCTTATATCTATAGAACCTAAAGATGTCGTTGCTGGTTTATAATAATTATTATCAAAATTTTTTATATCTTCTTCAATTTTTTTATCAGCCATGTCAAGTAATTTTAAAGTATTGCTTTCATTTAAATTTCTTATAATCTCTTGTTGCCTTCTTATTGTTCCTTGGTCCTGAGAAAACTTTTTAAGAATTTTTCTCAAGTTAGATGTAGCTGTTTCTTGATAAGACCTAGTTCTTGGAATAGGGTTTAAAGGACTAGCCATACATTCCTCCTCCTTGAGAACCAGACTGGTATTGAGAGAATAAATCTATTAACTGCTGATAAGGAGTTCCTATTAAAGACATAGCTTGTTGTTCAAAACCCATTCTAGAATCTCCTTCTAATCGATTCATAAAACTATCTATATCTTGTGCGGTAGTCATTCTTCCTTGATTTTCAGATGTTTGAGCAGGGTCAAATTGTCTTATTTGTAAGGCTCTTTGTTGCGTCCCTCCAAGGAATGAATCTAGCAAACCTGTAAGTCTTGCGAACTGACCACCTAATTGTTCTTCAGTAGCAGTTCTTCTTCCTTCTGTTTGTCTTACTAAATCTGAGTAAGTTTCTGCTCCAGCTCTTCTAGCTTGAGCTTCAAGCCTTTGTCCTGCTCCTGAAATAAAACCTGAAGGTCTTTGTTGATTTCTTATTCTTTGTAAATTAGATTGCTGGGTAGTTCTAGCTGATGCTCCTTGAAATCCGAACTGTCTTTCTATTCCTCCCATCAAAGATTCTTCTAGCCCTTGTAATGCTTGCAAAGATTCGTTATATCCTTCTATGTCAAAAGGAGTAAAAAACTGACCATACTGAGTATCTTCTCCATAACCAAAGCTAGCACCTGGGTCACGAAGAGAGTCCATAGTAACTCCTCTTTTTTGTAATTCTTCTGCTAATGTTGAATAATCTATTGCCATATTTTAAACCTTTCCTGTTTCTGTTTCATCTTCAGTTGCATCCGAAATACCTTTTAGAAAGTCTCCAAAACTGGTTTCATCTGATATTCTTCCAAGGTTTTTTGCTGTTTGATATGAATCAAAAGTAGTACCTAAAACTGAAACAATGTCATAAAAAAAAGAACCCTGTAAAGCATCACTAGCCATTCTTTTTGTTTGATTTATATTTGAAATAAGAGTTTCTCCAGCCTGGTAAGAAAAAAGTCTGTCTGCAAATCCAGGTGCTGCTTTTTCTATATCTAACTTAAATTTAGGTTTATCTCTCATGCCTCTTCCAAGAAGACCAATTCCAGCAGAAGCTATAGGTCCAAGAGGAGTTAAAGAAAGCAATGTTTGAGCAGTATCTATTTGTTCCCCTTTTTTTTCAAAATCAGAAAGGTCGCCTCTGAACTCTCCTGTTGATTCTCCATAAGCTCTTTGTAACTCTTCTACTAAATCTTTGGAATCTGCAGCTGACATACCTAAAAGAGTTCCAGACTCTGCTTGTCCTAATTTTTGTCTAGATATTTGCTGCCCTATTAACTGTGAAAATGTTGCCATTATAATTTACCTTCCGTTAATTTTAAAAAATGTTCTACACTACCAGCTCCCTCTTCTGTATTGTAGTGTTTTTTCCAATACTTTGCTAACTCTTCTTTTCCTTCTTTAATTGGTTCTGGTATACGCCAGTACTTAATTCTACAATGTAATATACCAGCGCTGATATTAGTACGAAGAATCCAATCCCAATCGTCAATAGTAGCATCAATAAAATAATAAGGGTCAATCCTAAGAATATCAGCAGATGCCTGGAGCAATTCAGGGCGAGATGATATAAAGTTTTTACAATTGTCGACGGCTGTGCTGGGCTCCACTTGCCAAAAGCTTCTTGCAGGACCTCTACCAATTTGCTCGATATATTCATACTTGCTCTCGACCAAGCCTGTAGCATATACGATGTCCAAAGCTTCTTGTTTTGCATACTTGTCTCCCATCTGGACACAAACATCTTTAATTAAATCTTTTATTTGTTTGTTATTGGCGCCCATTGTTTCTCCTGTTAAAGTAAATAAAAATACTATGAGTATAGCTCGAATATACTTCACCGCTATAAAATAGTAATTTTTTCTCTTCTATGTCAAGTTTTTTATCTCTATAAACCATATTATCTACCTGGTCCACTGCCACCACCAAGGTCAGCATGTTGTCCACCAAATGTGTGACTCATGTGATATGGTGCTGTTCCTATATTGTTTAATAAAGTCGCATCTGGATTATCAATTGATGTGCTTTGTATAGGATTGTTTGTACCACCCAATCTATTAAAAGTATCTGCAGGACCACTGTCATCATTACTTGGAAATGTGTTTGTAATACTTCCGTCTGTGCCACCACATAAACTTGCCAAACTTAAATTAGATGTTTCATTTACGTTTGTTGCCTCACCTAATGCACTTCCTATTGCTCTCATACCTACATTACTTGTGCCTACTGCTGGTCCTGCCATTATTTTAACTCCTCTATTTCTTGTTTTAATTCTTGAACTGCTTTAATTAATACAGCTGTTAATTTTTCATAATCCAAAGTTTTTATTTCTTTATCAAAGTGTTTTTTATCTTTGACTATTTCAGGAATTATTTCTTCTACTTCCTGTGCAATAAAACCTATATCATGAGTTTCATCTTTTTTCCAGTCATATTGTTTTGGATTAAGTTTCATAATAGTTTCTAAACCATAATTAATATCTTTAATATTAGTTTTTAATCTTTTGTCTGAAGGTGTTGTAGAAAATGCTACTACATCTTGGTCGCAATGTAAATCTCCGCTTGAATCTATTTGTATTCTATCTGCACTCCCGTCAACATCTCTAATTCTTAAATCTGAGCCATTAGTTCCAATAGTTGTTATTGCCCACCTGTCTGTTGCATTTGTTCTAAATCTTATACCCGCATTACCATTTTGAGTTGTAGTTTCAGTTATAATACCACCAGTACCTGCTCCAGTACCACTTTCTTGGACATGGAATAAAGCTCCTGGTGATGTATTATTTATGCCAACATTACCTGAATTATCAATTACCATTCTTTGACTTGATTTTAAATCATCTGAATCTGCAAAAATAAATAATGAACTATTGTCAGGTGTTCCCATTCTCATAGCCCTATGTCCTGCTCTTTCTAATTTAACTACTACTGGACTTCCTGTTATATGTAAATCTGCATCTAATGAATCTTC